GAAGTTGTTTTAAAGTCAAAGTCAGTTACTGTTATCGGTCAAACAATAAACACACACCTATCAAATGTTGGTAACTTTATTAAAGGTACTTATCAACAGATGGTTAAGAAAAGAGCGGACTATAATCATGGTGCTGAAGCTTTATTTAATTCTGAAGCAGAAATCAACATGACCAGTCCAAAGGTAAATATTGCTGCCACAGATCTTTCTGTCATTGGTACACGAGGAACTATTGGCGGTCAAAATATGATTCACTATGGAAAGAACATGTATCTTGAAAAAACTATACACTCACAAACTGCAAGTTTTACTTCTTCATATGCTACAACATTTCATGGATCATTAAATGGTACTGCCACACATGCAATAGAATCTTCAATCGCCGGTGGTCTTGCAGTTGTTCAAATTCCAAGTGTTCAATTGAATACAGATACAGCTGACAATACGGAAACACAAAAGCCTACAAGTTCAGAAATTACTGATTTGTTAACAAATAATGAGATTGGTCCAAAGAAAGTAAGTATAGATGAAAATAATGAAATTAAAAACTTTCATGATAAGTCTGTTACATCAGGTGGAATAACAACTGGCGAAACGAATACTCGAGAAACAAGATCTAAACTAAAAGATAAAAAGAATCTACAAAATACAAATTTTGTTGCTGATAGAGTAGCAAGTGGTGTGTTATCATCGGGGTTTGCTTCTGCAGTTCCTGGACAAATAGAAAAAGTCAAAGGAAAAAGTACTACACCAAGAATAGGACATGACATAATCGGGCAAACGGGAAGATCTGCAATTGACAATAAGTATAAACCATCTGAGGCTGCTGCTAAAGCAAAAACTTTAACATTCTCTGTAGATGCTCGATTCAATCCAAATAATCTTTCTGAAATAAAACATACTACACTATTAGGAAAAGGAATACCAATCTCTAAGTTTACTGGTGCAGTTGGTGAGAAAACAACTCTTAATCATATTGTAGACACTTCAAAAAGAAAACAGATAGCAAGAAACTTATTAGTTCAAGCTCATGTTATAGAAATATTTAGACAGTTAAGTTTATTCAAAGGATACAATTTAGTTGTTGCTGAAGGAATATATCAGCCAGGTCCTGGTGAAACACCAACTCCGGAAAGCTTTAATGACTTAGCACAAGATGGTAGAGCAGTTGCATATGAAGTTTACTCACAAAACGGTGAAATCGCGCTCGATAAGTTATTTGATTTTGCAGAATTTTTAAAAGATGCATTCAGTTACAATAAGTTAACACTAGCATTCGATAAGTTTAATCCAGATAAGACATTACATGGTCAACTTTTAGTTGAAATCCCGACCATACCAGAATCTTATAGAACTAGTTATAAAATGAACTTAGAAACAACGTTTAATTCTGAAGTTCAGAGTTCTTCTGATTTGGTTGAAATACTGTCATAACTATATAAATATGGATAATTATAGAGGATAAAATGGTTACAAAAGCATTTTCAGTAGAAGACGGAAATCAGAACTCATCTTTGCTTACTAGTCGTAACAAGAAGTATTCTGATATCGACTTGCTTTTTGCCAATAAAATATCAGGTGATATATTTAAGAAGATCGATGCAGCGGCTGTAAAACAATCAGTGAAGAATATAGTAAGAACTGGAAGACTAGAAAAACCTTTTCAACCAGAGTTTGGTGCTAATCTTGGAAACATATTATTTGAATTAGCTGATGAAGGTTTAGAATTTGAAGTTGAAGAAAGAATAACAGAATCAATAAGAGTATACGAACCAAGAGCAAGGGAAGTCACTACAAAGGTAGTTGCACAACCAAATCAAAACTCTTTATCTGTAACTATTGAATTTAAAGTTGGCAACATGACAGAACCTGAACTTATAAACACTACAATTGCGAGGTTAAGATAAATGGCGACAAATATTCAATCAACCGCTCTAGACTTCAATAATATTAAGACTTCATTAAAAGAATTCTTAAAGAAGAAAACTGAGTTTGCAGACTATGATTTTGACGGTGCAGGCTTATCTAATTTACTAGATGTTTTGGCACACAATACTCATTTCAATGGTTTGATAGCAAATCTAGCAACTAATGAGTCATTTATTCACACTGCACAACTTAGATCTTCATTAGTTTCTCATGCAGAATCTTTAGGATATGATATAAGATCTAAAACATCTTCACAAGTAACATTTGACACTACATTAAATTTAACTGGAATATCTGGAAGAGCCCAGACATATACGCTGCCAATAGGTACAACTTTCAGTGGAACAAACGAAGAAGGAAGTCATGTTTTTGTTACAAGAGAAACTTATACAGCAAGTGACGATGGAACTGGGTTATATACATTTAAAGATCTAGACGGCAACTCAGGTGTCACAGCATTTGAAGGCACAATCATAACAAAAACATTTTTTGTAGGACAAAAAACTGATAGACAAATTTATATTATTCCTGACTCTGAAATTGACACGAACAGTGCTGTTGTAAGAGTGTTTGATTCACCTACGTCAGATCAAAATATAGAATATACTCCATTAAGCAAAGCTATAACTGTAAACTCTCAATCTACATACTACACCTTAAGAGAAGCGCCTAACGGAAAATATGAATTAAACTTTGGCGATGGCGTAACTTTTGGAAAAACACCAGAAGCTGGAAGTAGGATTGTTGTTACATACTCTAGAACAGTCGGAGAAACGGCAAACGGATGTAAATCATTTACAACTACTGCGGCATTTACTGTAGGAGGAACCGCCTATGCAGTTGCTATTGTTCCTCAGGCAAATTCTGCAGGTGGTGCTGACAGACAGGGTATAGAATCAATAAGACAAAATGCTCCTTCTGCCTTTGCTGCCCAACAAAGATTAGTTACACCTGATGACTACAAAGCAACGATATCAGCAAACTTTCCAACAGTTTCCGATATATCAGTTTGGGGTGGACAAGACAATGTTCCAATAGCTTATGGAAAAGTTTATATCGGTCTTGATTTTAATGCTGGTCTATCAGATGCAGCAAAGACTGTTATTAAAAATTCTATCAAGACAAACTTTTCTGATAATCTCTCAGTAATGTCAATTACTCCAGTATTTGTTGATCCAATAGAAACATTTCTAGAATTAGATACTATGATAACAGTAAATCCAAATCTAACTTCAAAGGCTCCACAGACTTTAGAAAATAATACAAGAGATACAATTACTAATCACATCAACACAAAAATAAACGGGTTCACAAAAACATTTAGAAGATCAAACATTTTAACTGAAATAGATGAGATCGATGCTGGAATTTTAAACTCGAGAATGGACGTAAAGGTACAAGTGAGATTAGTTCCTGTGCTGAATGAACCGACTTCATATACTGTAATCTTTCCAATGCCTATACTTGGAGAAGGATCACAACAAGTTAATATTGAGTCATCAACGTTTGATGTAACTGGAGTGAATGGAAAATGTAAAGTCGTTAATAAAGTAGGTTCACTTATTTTACAGATAGTAAATGTAGACGATAATGATTCTGTTGTAACTGATAATATAGGCTCTTATTTTCCATCAACTGGTGTGTTAAGTTTAAGTAACTTTAACTTGAGTTTAATAAATGCCGGAGTAAATTATTTGAAATTTTCAGCGGTTCCACAAGATCAAGCAACTATTCCGATGTTAAGAAACTTTGTTTATAAACTTGACGCATCTAGAATAATAGTTAATCATACTATCGACAGACAAGGCGTAAGAGTAACACTATAATGGTCGAAAGAACTTTAACAGATTATGGAAGGCTTGATGTAACTTTTCATCGTAATGCGGTGAGAGAAGTTCTGCCTGAACATTTTACTACTGACTATCCAAACTTAATAACATTTTTAGAATCTTATTACGAGTTTTTAGATAGCGGTGATAACTTTGGTGCGTTAATTCAAGATCTCTATACAATACGTGATGTTGAAGCTTCTTCGTTGCAGCATTTGGATAACATGTTTCGTGAACTTGGTCATGGAATGTCGCAAGCATTCTTTAATAGTCCTAGAGAAGTCATAAGAAATTTTGCAAGATTTTTTAGAGTAAAAGGATCTCGATATTCTGCAGAAGGTTTTTTCAGAGCATTCTTTGGAGAAGATGTTGAAGTAAGTTATCCAAAAGATGATATATTCTTTTTGAATGATTCGAATCATTTAGTAGGTGATCCATACAGCATAATACAAGATGGATTAGCTTTTCAGATACTATCCATCATGTTAAAAGTTCCTCTTTCTTTTAATGTATGGGGAGAATTATATAAAAAGTTTGTTCACCCGGCGGGATTCTTTTTATCTAATGAAGTTTTAATACAACCAGATATAGAAACTCAACTTACAGCATTAGCTCCCATATTTGATTCCACTAAAGGTAGGACTTTACCATTATTAGTATTTGATGACAATGCAGGAATAGTCATGAGTGATGTCCCTGATATCACTATTATAGATAACATGGGTGCCACGGCATATGTGATGACCGGAGACAGTAGTAATATGGTTGAATTTAATCAAGTTGACAGCGCAACAAGCTCATGGACAGCAAATAGTAACAATGTTTTTGGATTAAAAGATTCTTCTATAAGTTATACATCAGCCAATCCAGGCTCAAACAGAGTCTTTAGTGTAAGAATGGATCCAAGTGAAACAATAGCAAAATATAAAGATGATTCAGTAGGAGTATTAGATAAAACATATAGATCAATATTTGATATGGCTGATGCAAGCAGTCCAAGATTAGATAGAACTCCAATAAATGGATTTCCAACTGACATCAGATTTGATAATACAAAAGAAACTTTTGATCAAGGAATATATGATTCTCATGGAAGGACATGGAACTATATATCTAATCTTTGATGAAAACAGGTATAAATAACATTAACACGATACAGGATAAATGATATG